GATTAAAGCTGTCAAATACGACAGATTAACTTGTTTACTTATTGAGGCAGTGAAAAAACTTTCAGCGCAAGTAGAAGTTTTAAGTAAGAAGGAGAGTTAAATTGCCTATCCCTAGTACTAATACAAGTTTATCAGATATCCAAACTGAGTTCGGTGGTTCAAACCCAATTGAAATTACCGAATATTATACTAACGGACCGTTAGTTCCTTCAGCTGCTCCAGCTCCAAATGGACCTATTCCTACAAGTGGACAGATATCCATTGGACAATTTAGAGGAGCAGAAAATTTAAGTTTTATACAAGCTACAGGTGGAACTGTTACTACATCTGGAGATTTCAAAATTCATACATTTACAAGTGGAGGAACTTTTTGTGTTTCTTCTATTGGATCTGGTCCAGCGTGTAACGTAGTAGATTACATGATAGTTGCTGGTGGAGGATCTGCCGGTGGAGGTTCACGTAGTGCTGGTGGAGGAGCCGGAGGATTTAGAGAATCTCCTGGATCAAAAGGAGGTTCATACTCTACTTCACCTAAAGCAGGAGGATCACAAGTTGCAATTCCTGCAGCAGGGCCTTATCCTGTTTCAGTAGGAGGAGGTGGAAGTAATTCATCTTTTGGCCCAATAACTTCAGCAAGAGGTGGTCCAGGTGGCGGAGGACCTTCTTCCCCACAACCAGGAACACCTGGAGGATCTGGAGGAGGAGCTTTTAGAAGAACTAATGGTGCAGGATCAGGAAATGATCCGCCAGTAAGTCCCCCACAAGGAAACCCTGGAGGAACAGTGCCTAGTCCAGATGCTATGATGACAGGAGCAGCAGGAGGAGGAGCTGGAGGAAGTGGCGGAAGTAATCCAACTGCAGCTGGAGGAAGCGGAACTACAAGTTCAGCTTCAGGTTCTCCTACTTGTTATTGCAAAGGAGGAGCATCTAGTAATGGCCCAGGTAATAGCCAAAGTGGTCCCTCAAATAGAGGACAAGGTGGCGGAGGTAGTTACTCAAGCGGTGCTGGAGGCGGATCCGGTATTGTAGTTTTAAGGTATAAATTCCAACAGAGTTAAAAAATTATGGCACATTTTGCAAAAATATCAGAAAATAATGAAGTTCTTTCCATAATGGTTGTGGCTGATTCAGACACACAAAACGAACAAGGTCAAGAAACTGAATCAGTAGGACAAAATTTTTGTCAAACACATTTTAGTTGGCCTGCACATTTATGGATACAATGTTCTTACAATACAAAACTAGGAGTTCATAAATTAGGGGGAACTCCTTTAAGAGGAAATTATCCAGAAATCGGTGATATTTGGGATTCTGAAAATCAAATTTTTATTGAACCAAAACCTTATTCATCTTGGGTAAAAAATGTTGCTGAAGCTAGATGGCAATCTCCGATAGGGGATGCGCCTGAGCTTACTGAAGAGCAAGTAAATCAGATTAATTCAAACACTAATGGTTGGTATTATGATTGGGATGAAGAAAACCAAACTTGGAATTTACTTGATCTAAAAACATAGTTACTATATTTTATCCACTGTAAATGGATAAAAAAATATTAAGTGAACAAGCCTTATATTACGGTGATTTAAAAATGCCACAAGGGTTTGAAATAAATTCTTTTAAACTTTGTGAAGACATATTTAAACATATTTATTTTAGAGAAGAGTTTTCTTTTTCAAAAGAGTGGGAAAAATTAAACAACTACATAAAAGATTTTTTTTATTTAAAACACAAAATAAATTTAGTAAACAAAGAATCCAAAGGTAGTATTTATTATCCCAACCAAACCTCACAACCTATTCATGATGTTGATCCAGTTGATTTAAGAAATTCACCTGATTTCACAATGTTGTATGGTGTCCATACTAAAAATTGTTATGTAAAATTTTATTATGAAGACAATAGAAAAAAAGGAAGAGATTGGACAATAGAATTAAAACAGAATAAATATATTATTTTTCCCTCTACAAACAAATACATTATTATTAATCATCAAAAACAACTATTAAATTTTATACAAACAATTACTTACGAAGGTATTTAATAAATGAGTTTACAACTTCAAACAAATAAAGAACCCGCTAAGTTTTGGTGTTTTAAATCTGCACTACCACTTAAATTTTGTGATGATGTAATTGAACTTGGTTTATCAAAACAAGAAGTTTTAGCTAGAACTGGTGGATACGGTGATCAAGAATTAACTAAGGACCAATTAAGATCCTTAAAAAATATTAGAAACTGTAACATTGCTTGGTTAAATGAAAATTGGATTTATAAAGAATTACATCCGTTTGTTAAAATAGCTAATCAAAATGCAGGATGGCAATATAATTGGAACTTTTCTGAGTCTTGTCAGTTTACAAAATATAAATTAAACCAATACTACGATTGGCATAGTGATAATTGGAAAGCACCGTATAATGATCCAACACACCCTTGTCATGGGAAAATTAGAAAACTATCTATGACTTGTCAATTAACTGATGGCTCTGAGTACGAAGGGGGTGAGTTAGAATTCGATTTTAGAGATTATGACCCTGCTCTTAGAGATGAATCAAAACATGTAGTGCAAGCAGAAGAAATATTACCAAAAGGATCAATTATAATTTTTCCTTCTAATACATGGCACAGAGTAAAACCAGTTACATCTGGTACAAGATATAGTCTTGTAGTGTGGCATTTAGGAGAGCCTTTTAAATAATATGCAAGCAAGTAATTATTTTCCAACAACAATGTGGTTTGATTACAAACCAGAATTTTTAAATTCTTTAAACAAAGCTTCTGATAAATATATAAAAGATGCAAAAAAATCTCAAAAAGAATATATAAAAAAATTTGGAGATTTTGGAACAAGTTTTCATTCTACTACTTTGATAGGAGATACTAAATTTTTAGATTTTAAAAAATATATTGGTGAAAAGTCTTGGCAATTTTTAGATGCACAAGGTTTTGATATGTCACATTATCAAACTGTATTTTCAGAAATGTGGGTTCAAGAATTTGCTAAAAAAGGTGGTGGTCATCATTCTGCTCATGTACATTGGAATCAACATGTTTCTGGATTTTATTTTTTAAAGTGCAGCGATAAGACATCTTACCCTGTCATGCATGAACCAAGAACAGGAGCAAGATCTACAAAATTAAAAATGAAACCTCAAAAAGATATTGTATGGCCTTGTTCTGATTTAGTTAACTTTAGACCGAAACCCGGAACTATAATAATATTTCCAGGTTATTTAGAACATGAATTTGCTGTAGATTTAGGAATAGAACCTTTTAGATTTATACACTGGAACATACAAGCACTGCCTAAAGAAATGATTAAAAATGTTTAGTAAGGTTGTTATGGAAAACAATTTTTTAAACAAAAAAGAATGTAAAAATTTTATAGACTTTTATAAAAAAAATAAAGCAAGTAAGTTTTTTAATACTTTTACATTACCTTTAGAACCTGAAGAACATAAAGATTTAATACAAAAATTAAATAGTGTTACAAAAAAATTAAATAATTCTGTAGTGGATTATTTGCAAATAGTAGAGTGGCCAGCTCCAAATATAGGACAACAATTACATTTTGATACTGGTTTTTTACATACTACTCTAAGTAGTATTATTTATTTAAATGATGAATTTGAAGGAGGACACACTTGTTTTGAAGACAAAACCTCTTTTTCTCCAGTTACAGGAAGAGCAATTTTCTTTGATGGCCAATATTTTAAACATGGTGTATCTTCAATTAAAAAAAATAATAGGTATACAATAGCAACTTGGTTTTTAAAAAATGTTTAAACATAGTTTTAACTATTATATTCTAGAAGAATATGTAGAGGTAACAAATAAAATTTTGAAAGAGATAAAAAAAGAACCTTTGAAAAAAGATAAACTTATACCTGAAATGAATCTTACTTCTTACCATATTAAAAATAAATCCTTTGATCAATTTATTGAAAATAAATTAAATAATATTTTTAAAAAACATAATTTAAAATTAAAAAATTGTTGGGTTCAAAAATATTGTGAACATAGTTACCACTGTTTACATACACACAATGTTTATGAAAAATCATTTCTATGGTTTATCGAGGGAGATAAAAAATCTTCTCCTACAACTTTTTATGATGTTGGGTACCCTTTAATAGATACAAACCAAATAATTACATTTAATTTTACACCAGGGACATTATTAATATTTCCTGGTTTTTTACCTCATGAAGTTAAACCAAATAAAAATAACAATAGATTAATAGTAAGCGGAAATGTCTTTTAAAAAAAATAAATATACAATTATTCGTAAAGCAATATCAAAAGATCTAGCAATTTTTCTTGCTAATTATTTTTCAATGCAAAAACAAGTTTATGATACTTGTATTCAAGAAAGATATATCTCTCCATTTGAAACAATGTTAGGAACTTATAATGATCCACAAATACCAAACACTTATTCTCAATACGCTAATATAGCTATGGAAACTTTAATGCTTAAATGCCAACCAGAGATGGAAAAGGTAACAGGTTTAAAGTTATACCCGGCCTATACTTATGCAAGAATTTATAAAAAAGGAGATGAACTTAAAAGACACAAAGATAGATTTAGTTGTGAAATATCAACTACTATGAATTTAGGTGGTGATAATTGGCCAATATTTTTAAACCCAGACCCCAAAGCAGGTTATGTTTATGGACCCAAAAGAGGTATTCATAAAGTACAAGATTATTCACCAACTACAGACAAAGGTGTTAAAGTAGATCTTACACCAGGAGATATGTTAGTTTATTCTGGTTGTGATTTAGAACACTGGAGAAAACCTTTTAAAGGTGTTGAGTGTGTTCAGGTTTTTATGCATTACAATAATATTAAAACAAAGGGTTCTAAGAAAAACATTTTTGATACAAGAAAACATTTAGGTCTACCTGCTTGGTTTAAAAAGTGAGATTTATAGATCAATTAGATGATGTAACACATGCTACCAAAAAACAAATAGATGAAGAACATTGGCATGTCGAAGGTCTTATTAAGACTAGAACTAACCAAAAGTTAAAATTTGACTTAAGCCCTATTGTTAAATTTAAGGAACAAGACTTTGGTAAAATAGGTCACTTTAAATCTAAGTCTGATAAGATTGTATTTGATTTTAAGGATAGTTGGATATTAATTGACACACAAGAACTTCACGAACATATAGAAAAAACAAAGAAAAAAGACTTAAATTTAGAGGAATTATTAAATGAGTTTTCTTGGAATATTATTATTAATAAATAGCGTCTATACTCAGCGTTTGTTTTGTTGTAAAATAGCGTTATGCCTTTAACAAAAGTACAGATAGCACCAGGATTCAATAAACAAGTAACCGCAACAGGCGCAGAAGGTAAATGGACCGATGGCGACTTTGTAAGATTTAGATATGGTTTACCTGAAAAAATCGGTGGGTGGCAAGAAATACTTGATAATACCTTAGTTGGTGCAGCAAGAGAACAGTTCGTATGGGCTGATCTTGATGGTAGAAGATACGCTGCGATTGGTACTAATAAACTATTAGTTGTTTATTATGAAGAGGCTTTTTATGACATTACTCCATTAGACACAGCCATAACTGGTTGTACTTTTAGCACTGTAAACACATCAACTTCAGTGACAGTAAACAAAGCAGCACATGCTTTAGAACCAGGAGACTTATTTATTTTTAGTTCAGTAACACCACCAACAGGTGCAGGATATGTTGGGTCAGATTTTACAACCAATACTTTTGAAGTAGTCACAGTGCCTACTAGTGATACCTTTACAATTACCATGGCTAGCGCAGCAGGGACAACGGTCAACGGAAGCGGCTCAGCAACAGTCACACCGTATTTCAAACCAGGTGCATTAGGTTTCACATATGGCTTTGGTTGGGGTACTGCATTATGGGGAGGTGGACAACAGCTTTTTAGTACACTTAATGGTGCATTAAATGATGATACAGCAGGTACCGGAGGATCGGGGACTTCAATTACTTTAACATCAACATCTGGTTTTCCTACAACAGGAACAATAAAAGTAGGTGCTGAATTTATTTCTTACACAGGAATATCCTCAAACGATCTTACAGGAATTACTAGAGCAGTAGCAGGAACTAGATCCGCTCATTTGTCTGGAGCTGGCGTTGAATACTTTACTGGTTGGGGAAATGCTTCTTTGTCTCAATCACTTACTATTGATCCTGCGTCTTGGTCATTGGATAATTTTGGTCAAAAACTTATTGCAACTGTAAAAAATAAAAAAACGTTTGAATGGAACCCAATTAATGCAAATTCTAATGCACTAGACACAAGAGCAACTGTTGTATCGGGAGCTCCAACAGCTTCAGTAATGTCATTAGTTTCAGATAGAGATAGACACTTACTATTATTGGGAACTGAAACAACTATTGGGAGCGCAGGAACTCAAGACAAAATGTTTATTAGATTTTCAGATCAAGAAAACATAAGTGATTATACACCAACTTCAGTAAACACTGCGGGTACTTTTAGATTAGACTCAGGAACTAAAATTGTTGGAGCTGTAAAAGGTAAAGATTATACCTTAGTTCTGACAGATAATTCTGCGTATGTAATACAGTTTGTTGGCCCACCTTTTACCTTTTCAATAAGGCAAGTAGGATCTAATTGTGGAGCCATTGGTCAACACTCAATGAAATATGTTAATGGTGCAGTTTATTGGATGGGTGAATCTGGTGGATTTTTTGTTTATGATGGTACGGTTAAATCTCTTCCTTGTCTAGTAGAAGATTTTGTATTTACAAACAAAGGAGATAATTTAGGTGTAAACTACCAAAATGGCGAGTCCGTTTATGTTGGTTTAAATCATTTATACGAAGAGTTAACTTGGTTTTACCCTAAAAGTGGATCAAGCTCAGTTGATAGATGTGTAACTTATAATTACCAAGATCAAACTTGGACGACAGGTTCTCTTGCACGAACAACTTGGGTTGATGCAAATTTATATGACGTGCCTTATGCAACAGAGTTTAATTCTACCGCTGTACCTACTTTCCCTACTATACAAGGTGTAACAAATATAAATGGATCAACTACATATTATGCACATGAAACAGGAGTCAATGAAGTTAATGCTGCTGGAACTAAAACAATTATTCCTGCTTTTATAGAGTCTGGAGATTTTAGTTTAAACCCTGACGGAACAAATGCCGAATTTTTTATGAGTATGAGAAGGTTTGTTCCTGATTTTAAAATACTTCAAGGTAATGCTCAAGTAACTATTTTACTTAGAGATTACCCAACAGATACAGAAGTTTCTTCACCTCTAGGACCTTTTACAATTACTTCAAGTACTGATAAGGTGGATACAAGAGCTAGAGCAAGATTTGCTAGTTTAAAAATAGCAAATACGAGCACGGATGAAAATTGGAGATTTGGAACTTTTAGAGCCGATGTTCAACTAGATGGAATGAGGGGATAATGGACGAAATATTTTTAAATGATTATAATAATGTAGCGATGGCTCAAGACCCTATTGGTATTGCAGGAATTCAAGCACAACCTGGTTTTGATAATTACCAACCAAGTTTTTTAAACCAAGGCTTAGCGCCAGACAAAACAAATTTACCAGATCTTAAACAGGTAGCAAAAACAATAGCAGAAAATCAAATGAAAAATTACGTTACTAAAAAGTTAGGTTTAGAAGGTATTAAAGGAAATGTACTAAGTTCTGTTCTAGGTACTAATCCCTATTTAACTGGCATAGCAACTATAGGATCAACTCTTACAGGAAATTCGTTAAACATATCAAACTTGTTAGCACAGAAGAGAGCTGAAAAAATGTACAATAGTCAAAATAGAGCAGAGATACAAGATATTCAAAAAAGATTAGATTCTACCACACCATCAAACCAAGATACTTATAGAGGTGATGGAGCTCAAACTAAAACCACATCCACGCAAAAAACTCAAGAGAGACAAACATCCGGAACTGGTGGATTACATAGTGGGTACTAATGGCTAGAGTAGATATAATTATTCCAGAACCTACACCTCAATATACAGAGGAAAACCAAAGACAGGTTGCTCAGTCTTTACGAACAATGCAAGATAAGTTAAACACTTCATATCAACAAGAATTTAAAAATGAACAAGATACATTTACCTGGTTTATATCATGACTATTAGATACAAAAGCGATACATTCGATTTAACAACTACAAACGTTACTACAATTTTAACTTGTCCTGCCGATGCAACATTGCTTGTAAAAAATTTACAAGCAGTTCATGATACAGCTAGTAATGTAGATACCCATGCAATACTTACAAAGTCTGGTGGCTCGGCTGTTAAAATAGGTTACAAAGAATTAAATAAAGCACAAGTAAACTTGATAGAAGAAACTTTAGCTATGGAAGCAAGCGATGTTTTATCAATGCAAGCAGGGACAGCTGACGAAATAACGGGAGTTGTTAGTTATGCACTTATAGATAGATCACAAGAAAATGGCTAGAAAATTTAAAGATTTTGTTGAAAGAGACAAACCTAGGAAAAGACCTAGAAGACATTGTAAATCTCCTAATAAAAAAAAGAAATTGCAAAATAATAAAAAATACAATAGACAGGGACGTA